GTAGGGTGTGGAATTTGAGTTATAAGAACTGATAGTTGAGGTCCGTTTTCAATTTCGTTAAGAATCCTTGTCCTTGTCTTTATGTTTTTCTTTCCTTCTCCAACCTTTACAGATCCACCTCCAGTTTCATCTCCAGTTGTGATCTCATCAGTCTCTGTTCCAGATATATTAGTAACTTTCATCTTAAACTTTCCTCTATCATAAGATATGGCGTCAACTCTCTCCTCTATACCCTTACCTGTAGATACTATTACTCCTCCAACACCAATAACAGCCCCAACAACTTTTTTAGTTCCTTTTTCTGTTAAAGGACCAGTTTTACCAACCGTAGGAGGTCCGTATTTTGATGGCTTACCCTCTTTCCCAGCAGCTCTTGTTTGTGGTGCAGATACCTCTGTGCCCGTCTGTTTGTATCCTTCATTGGCCACAATAAATCTAGTAAGAGCGACCTTTAACTTTTCATTCATCTCAGGTTTAATGTCTGGAGTAATAGTTCCATCTCCTGCTCTATTAGACCCTATAGTTTTGTCTGTGCTAGGGTTTTTTACATCAACATCATATATACCAAGTTGAGTTAATAAGTCAGCTTTTGCAAAATTGTCAGGAGCTATAGCCTCTGTAAGATTTGTCATAAACTGATCAAACTCAGAGTATTGCTGTATACCTTCTATAGACTCTACCTTTCCCTCTCTTAATATCTTAATAAACGGCTGTATCTTATCTGTATAAGATGCTAATTTCTCAGGTAGATTAATTTTAGTGTCGTTATATATCTTTTCCGTATTTAAAGAGGATATAGGTAACATACCTAAAGGACCTGGGACAACTTCTCTAGTTTTTGGATCTAATGTAGCCATATACATAAAACCGTCTTTAGCATTATATATAAGATCCTTATCTGTCATGTTTTGAAAAGATCCCATATACTCTTGAGTTGCTTTAGAGAAATCAGTAACTTTCCCCTCTGAAAGAGCTTTCTGAAAATTCGTATATCTACCTTGGTACTCGGTGGAAAATTTTTGTAGTTCGGCTATACTTGATGACGTATTTTGGTTTGATATATTGTAGTCGGATCTTGATATCTTACCATTTTGTAAATTTCTAAGACCTAAAAGCTTTGCTTCTTTTATCTGATAGAAAGATCTAGTAAGTATCGCGTTAGCCTTTGGATCACTAGTTAAACTTACCTCGTTTACCTTTGTAAGTATATCGTTTGTGCTTTTCTTATCAGCCTCTCTATTCTCGTAGCGTTGTTGTTCCTGAGCTTGAAGTGTTTTGTTTACATCACTAATAACCGTACCCCAATCAAGCGTTGGAGCCGCACCTATCTCTGATGGATTTTGATACTTATAGTAAGTAGCCATATATTATTATTTTGGTTGTTGGAAGTACTGAGCAAGCATTGGATCTTGCATTATGTACTGCATCATCTGAGCTCTTGAAGGTTGTTGACCTCCTAAAGATGATCCAGCTATGGATGCCTTAAGACTATTTAAGTTATCTTCTGGAGTAGCAAGATCACCATAGGTGCCTACCTGTGCAGCTCCTTGAGTTATCAAGTTACCAACTCCCTGCATAGCAGACTGTTGCTGAGCTATCTTAGCCTTCTCTGCTGCCATGGCAGCTATTTGTGCGCCCTGAGCTTCATCTGCAGCTATCTTAGAAAGGTCATCTGCCTGCTGTGTGTCAGCCTGCGCCTTCATCACGTCTAAATTAAACAGTCTATCAGCAAGAGCCTCTCTGGACCTTGCCTGACCCTCTATCGTAGCGTCTTGAACCCCCTGAATACCTCCTAATAGCATTCTAGGGTCTTGAGACAGAGCATCTATAGCCTGAGCGTTAGCGGCTGTACCCTCTCTAAACTGTCTATCATAAGCCTCTGTAGGCACTCTAAGCGCCTCGTAGAAGTTCTGTTGTTGTAGCCTCTTCTGTTCCATTAGAGCTTGCTCTGCTGCTCTCTCTGCCGCTCTCTGAGCGTCAGCGGCCTTTCCAGCCTCTGAGAACGACATAAGTGTCGAAACTGCTGTAAGACCTAACCCTATAAATGGAAGTGCTTTAGAGAAGCCTGACACAGCATCTGTAACGCTTCCTGCGGCATCTGCTGCTGATTTACCAACGCTTGATATAGCGCCTAATCCTCCAGATATTAAAGAGGAACCAGCGTTAGAATTTACATTACCTGGGTTTGATGTAAAAAACGGGTTGTTAGTATTGTAATAATCGTTTGGCATAATTCTGTATATTTTACAAAGATAATAATTTTAAGGATAACTTTTAAAGATATTTGATTTGACAGAGAATAACTCTGCCCTGCTTGTCGATGCGTTCTCCAGCTCGTACTGCATGTAGTAGCCTCTGGCCCCGTAAGACTCTGCCACCGTGTTTCTTATGTACAGAATATAGTCTCCATCTAAAGGCACAGCTAGTCCAATCTCGTTGTTGTCTATGGTAAATGACGTTGTAGATACTGACGTTACAAGCCCTATAGGTTGGATAGTTCCAGCATTGTTTCTGTACGCCATGTCCCCTACACTTATCATCGACCCTAAAAAGAAACTAAAGTTGAGTGTCGTGCTGTTTGTACCAGGATCATCTACAGTTAAAACAGAACCCACGCCTTGAGCTGATCTTAGCCTTAGGTTGTCATCTCCAGAGAGGTTTCGAATATAGGCAAACCAGTTACCTTCCTTCTCTTCAAAGTAGGATGATTCTATAAACCCCTCAGAAAGATCCGTCAACACGGTGCAATCCCAAGGTTGGTTTCCATAGGTGGCTATAGTCTTGAAATTCTTTACCGTGGTTGGCTCGATATTAAACACAGAGGTTATCCTAGAGACTCCTTGTGTCTTGTAGAAGTTATTACGAAGTGGGTTTGTGTTGTGCTTGTATAGCTGACCTCTATTGAATGAAAAAAAAGATCCGTTCATACCTACCATTGACTCTGGAAGGTATGAAAAGAATGATGTCCAGCCCTGGACGTTCTTATTATAAGATAGCGTGTGTCCCATGTTATAGTGGCGGAGGACATGCTCCTCCAATTACTGTTATTTCTCCAAAAGCATTTATTTGACAAATGTAAGTATTTAAATCTGTATCACATATAGCTCCGTACACTTTATAATACTTGTTCTCTCCATCAAATGTATCCAATATATCATTCGTGTTGCAAGCTATGTTTCCAGTCTCAATAACACATGTGCCATCTCCAAAAATATAAAATCCTTCCATCAAGTAAGTAGTTTCACATATCTCACCAGTATTGGTTACTTCCCCAGGATCACTCCTAAAAGCTTCTAAAGGTAATAACTCAGGGCAATCTACAACAACAACTCCAGTGAAAGATAGTATGTCTATAAACTCTATTGTAACTATATCTCCAACATATATACCATCAACAACTATAGTGTCTCCAAAAGCATTTACATATGTTATAGATCCTCCGTCAGGGTGTTCTGGGTCTGGATTGATCCATACTCCTTCGAAACATTGCGTCTGAATTAAACATCCAGGGCATGGTATAGGGTCTAGAAGAACTCCTTCTAGTAACTCTCTGTATACGTCATCAAACATATAGTATCCGTCTGGAGCTACATTCACCATGTCTTCATCTGTATACACTGTAGTGGCAGACGTGAACACGTCGGAGTCTAGGTAGTAAGTATCTGGTAAGCAGCTGCAGCATACTAGGTAAGGGTTGGTTACGTTGTAGCACAGCGTAAACTCTCTTATAAATCTATAGTCCCAGACAAGGTACAGGTGATTGAAGCCTGTAAGTGCGGCCGCATCTATAGTGGCCTGGTATTCACCAGTTATAGGAGTTACATCATTTAGTAACGGTATAAGGTCATTCACGGCATAGTCTGTATTAGACACTAGGTATCTGAATCTATTAAATAGAGGATCAAACACAAACGAATCTGAAACGTACTTATTAGAAACCATCGTTATGTCAGCACCATCAGCTGGAATCATTCCAGAAGAAAGTGCCCCGTACTGAGTCTCGTTAAGAGACACTCCGTCCGCATCTAGCACTACAAAGTCTGTAAGGTAAGGGCTTGTGTATGCACCTAGATTCCACTTGTACTGGTTATGTATAGTCTCGCCCTCGTTCCCTGGGTGGTTAATAGTTATTCTGTGGACCGTTATTAGATCTACACTAACTGCACACTTAGGCATGATGGTATATACTGCACCTACAGATATAACTGTGATGGTTACAATTGTAGGTGTTACGCTTGTCTTAACAACAGGTATATTGTAAACTATAGGATCCTCCAGTAGCTCGTTGTAAACTTCATCTCCATCGTACTCTACGATAAGCTGTAGCTCTCCATCTGTCAAGCTGAGCTCTATATCCGCCTGGCCGATAATCTCTCCAATGTCCACATTGAATTGATATGTCCCAGTGCTATTAAATTGAGATATAATTGTACCACAAGGGTAAAGATCAACCTCAGAAGGCATAGCGTAATCTGATATAGATAGAACGTACTCGTCCATGTAAGGGTCGTACCCTCCTATCTTAAAGTTCTGCTCGTTCTCATTAAATCTATCTCTGAACCAGTACTTCATACCATAGTCTGATATAACTGACAGAGCGTCAGACTGTGCCGAACCACCGCTTAGATTAAGCACTGCATTTCTCTTTATGTCTGTAAAGTAAACCTCGCCACCTAAAACAGCGAAGCTCTCAGGGTTATTACTAATCCCGTAGTCCTCTATCCTTGCTATTTGCGTTCCTAGAACCTCTGGTATGGACGCTATCTGACCTCCTCCGCTTGAATCGGACAGTAGGTTCTTTCCAGCCAGCACATAAGATATTTTGTCCTCTTGTAGCACAAGCACGTCATTTCGTCTGGCGTATAGTTTATTTACTGGACCGAATGACTTCTCTAGATCCTTGAAGTTAGCCACGGATAGATTGAACTCGTTCAGTCTGTTTATATTTGTCTCTGCATTGTATATTCCACTATAAGTTAAAGTAGCATATCTGTCAGCCTCTCTGTACTGCTCCTGAGCTACGGCAGTAACCCTCTCGCCTAAGTAAAAAGGATCGCCTGTAAGTGAGTCGTTTATCTTATAAGACTCAACACCATTCCCAAAACTAAAGCAGTCAAAGAAGTTTAATGTAACAGAAGCAGGTGCTAGAAGTGTCTGATCCTGATCTAACGGAGCGTCTCCACTCATATGTAAGCCATCAATTATAGGGAAGCTGTCGCTGCCCTCGTAGTATATCTCACCGTCAGCATCTAGAGGCTCTGTCTCAAACACAAGCGTACCATTCGAACGCTGAATTGTTATTATATTATCCACGTACGCTGTCTTTCCGCTACAACCTGGTATACCAGAAGAGAAAACAAAGTACTGACTTCCGTCATGAACCCCATCCTCTGTTGTTTCCTGAAATGTAAAGTAATTATTACCCTGCTCTACATTGTAGAATGGATAGACTGGCACAGATGATCCTCCAGTTACTGTATCTTGATTAGGAAAAGTTAAAAGGCTATTTATCTGAGTATTTGTCGCATCAAGAACAAAGTCGTCTCCTCCAGTTGTTATTCCTGTGGTGAAGTCTATGCTCTGCTCTTGCACGAATTGGAAGAAGTTATCATAATCTGAAGTAGCTACCACAGTCTTTAGAAATACATATCTGTAGCTTCCACACCCTGAATCTAAACCAGCCGCACGTCTTGTTATCTTTAACTTAAACGTAACAACACTACCTGCAGGTATATCGTAAGGTATCCATCTTAAGTTCCCTGGCCCATTTGGTAATGCGTTATTGAAGTCTGGGTTCTTAAAAGATATGTTCGCTGCAACCTGTCTAAAGCTACCAAAAGCCCCTCCTTTTGTAACAACGGGCTCTATAAAAGAGTTCTCCTCGTATTCTGCTCTAAAGTTAGATGCCTTTAACTTCATGTATGTTCCAGCAGGCTCTAAAACCACAGTATTTTCGTTGATGCTTATAAAGTTGTCTGACTGAGCCACTACATCTAAAATCTCAGTAGTTACAAGTGATCCAAGTGGCCCATCCGTATCTACCTTAACAATAAGTCTATCTCCAATCTTAGCCTTGCTTATGTTTTGTGCCTCTAGCTTAAACCACGTAAAGCTAGACGTGTCATTAAAGAACAGGCTGCTAAATATTGTCTCGTACTTTGATCTTGATGGCTTCACAACAAACTTATACCTAGACGCCCAAGAAGGCGCTAAGTTACGTATCTCCGCTAGTATGTAATTCTTCTTATCAGAATTCCCAGCAGGGAAAAATACTGTATTTGTATCGCAAACAAGTGCAGTCGATGACCTATTATAGTTGTCTTGATACACAATAGCCACCTCGTAATCTCTATTACTATGAAGACTCTTTCTTGAATTAAGTCTAGTTATAGATGCTATTGTACTTCCATTATTGAAGTACTCGTAAGCATATAAAACCTCACTTGTATCATCATTTACCCCAGTAAATTTCATAGCTGGGATCTGTATGTACATGATATTCGGTTCTGAAGGAGAAGATGTTATAGTAAATCCCTCTCCAGGGGCATCTATGCCACTCCCCACCTTATCCCAGCCTCCACCAACTGGAGGAACTGTTACACTCTTTGCTACTACCTCGCAATTGAAGTTGTCTGTAACAGAGAATCCGTCACTACATAATCCTATAGCCACGCTATTATACACACTGTTTATAAACCCAGGGTCGTTAGATAACTGATAAGCATTATCAAAGTCTGTTAAAATATTGAAAGAAAAAAGGTAGTCAAATTGATTCTCTGGAGCTCCAACAACAGGATCGTCATACAACGTACTTCCTCCGAATGAATTATGCAGAACAGAGAAATCAATATTTAATATTGATCCAGAGCTAATATCTACCCCAGTAAAATCAAATTTTATCTTGGAGCCAGTTATTGTAGCAGGAGTTATTATGTTTATATTGTACTCACCCTCCTCTTGACTTATTTGTATCTCCTGTACAGCGATCTCATCACTCTTTGGAAATACCTCGTAGTCAATAGTAGTATCGATATCATACCCGTCTACGTAATTCCCATATATCAGTCTGTTTCCTATAGTGGTCTGAGATTTAGCGATACGAGGAACGTTGTCAAATAATCTATTTAGTTCGGTATTAGAAAGTACCGTGTATATTTTTTTATTGGTAAAGGTTATGCTTTTAATCTGGTCATCTCCCCATCCGTTCTCGTCCTTGTCGTACCTCTCTATAATATTAACTATGCTTGAGTCTGATAACTTAAAACAAAGATCAACTCCAACAACATTACCACTTCCTGTATTAAATGACACTTCTACAGAGTTAAATAAATTCTGCATAGATCCGTTATTATAGGAAGAGTAGTCTATAAAGAACTGCTGAGGTTCGAACGCTATTTCGCTAAATTGAGACAGTGCACTATACTCTCCATCCTTGTACTTGTACCTGTAAGAAAAAGATATGAACTTATCAGTCATATAGTTCTCCTCTCCAGACACTGTAAGTAACTGAATAGAAGGAGACTCGTAAGGAGGAGCTACAATAACAGAGATATCATCCTCGGTTATATTATCAATTCCAGCAGTAGGGTAAGGGTAGGATGACCTTGTGTTTATTCTCCTAGGAGGGTTATAGTTGTCGGTCCAAAACAGTAGCCCGTCAATCAAGTCAATTCCGTTTACTAAGTACTGAGTGCTAAAGTTAAGGACGCTAGTTGATATAACGTGGTACACAAGCGTCTCAGTCCTATCGTTATATGATAGCACCATGTCCACAACGCCTGGGTCTGTTACAAACCAGTATATAGTATCCCTCTCTCCGTCCTCAAACGAACCAATGCATCTAGTGTTAGAAGAAAGTCCAACACCCTCGTACATAACAGTTGTTATCTTAGTGTTACCCAAAGAGTTCTCTATAGCTCCTACACTGTTATTCTCTGTGGACCCAATCCTTATGTTTAACGCATCAATATATTCTCCCTCTGGGATTAATCTCTCGTCCAAGGACTTATTCATTCTCCCCTTTAGGAATGTTGTGTTTATATCCATACTTACTTAATCCACTTGTCTTTTCCTCTCATATTCATCAACAGTCGACCTGGATGAATATTACTTAATCTTATCTTTGTATTTCTCAATAGTGCTGTCTTTTCCTTCTTGGCTCTAGCCACCACGTACTCCTGAACTCCGTACTTATTAGTAAGGATATTGTACTTTATATACGAGTACAAAAACTCTTCAGCCATCTTGTTTATGCTCACCTCGGAGTCATCTCCATTCTCCATTCCGTCTGTAACGTACTCAAGTATACACAGTTGCCCTGCCATACCTGAACCAAAGTTTATAACGCCAGCCTTCTTGTTTATCTTGTACGTAGGGTTTACGTTTGCTGTCTCGGTATTTAAACCGAACCTAGCACCAACCTCACGCTCGAAGCACCACCTTCCGTCTATATTACAACCCTCCATGCCATTGAATCTTCCCTCTCCAAGGTATATACTCTTGTTTAGTTTATGCAGCCTGTCGTAGTCAAGTATAGACGTACCCTCCAAAACATTACCATCCTGATCAAATAAAACCCTACAGGTGTTATCTTGTAAGTATGAGTTGCTATAGTTTGTCTGAATATTCTCTGTCAGTGGTCTTAACACCCCGTCCTTGTATAAGGATATCCTAACGTAGTTAACGTAGTCTGGAGGAAGTACAAGCTTCAAGTCGTCGCATATACTTAGCTCGACAATTTTTATCTCCTTCAACGCGTCGTAGTTTATCTCTTGAATTCCTCTCTTTGCATGAAAAAGTACCTCGTACTTATCCACGTTATTGACTAATTTGTTGTTGCCGACATACATCAGCATAAAGTTGTTCACTATATCCTTTAGAGATACATACTGATACGATCCCCAGTTCTCGTTCTCTGGCGAGTTTCCAGCGTTCTCATAGTATTGATAGCCAGTTAAGTATGCCATAATTATTGTTGTTGTTGTTGACTTTGTTCTTGACCTATTGCATACGCTGCAACCTCTTGCTCTCTAATAGAAACCCCAGCGTACTGAAGGATCTTTACAACTAACTTGTACTCATCCTCTAGCGGTAAATCAAAGTCTTGATAGTCAGGCTGTGACTGATCAAACATAGGCTCACCATTACCAATTGTAATATATGTCCACTTCGGATCCCTTGGAAATGTGAAGTATACACATCTTACGTCGTAGTTATTCGTGTCGCTTATAGTGTCTGGGTATAATACAATAGTAGAAGCTGTACCGTTGCTCTCGTAAGTATATGCTGGATACATCAAAGACGGTCCAGTTAGATTAGAATCGGACAGCATCATTATCCTTGCGTTAGATGCCTTCTCAGCTGTAGCCACTCTTGCCCCAGTACTGTCTAAACAGTCCACGCGGAGTATCATGTAGGCGTCGCTTCCAGTAGTACTAATAGATGGTGCGAACCACGTATTATTAGAGTCGTTACTCAAGTTAGACGTGACCAAAAAAGACTCAAGTGTCTCAGCTATAGGCTGCTCCATGTCTGCATAATCTGTGCCAGACATACGAGCATTCTCCATATTTATGATCTTATTGTATGTAGAGTAGTACTCCTCGTACAACTCCATCTGGGCCTGCTTTGCATATAAGTTAAAGTCAGCAGGTGTGATATAGCCGTAGTTGTTCTTATTTATAACAGATAGAACTGTGTTTCTAACTGAGTTTATCATATTAAAAAAGTTTTTACAAAGATAATAAAAAAAAGCACTCTGTTAGGAGTGCCTTTAGTCTTAGTCTAGGTGACTCTCTAAGAGTCTTAGTGTCTCAATACCATCATCTGACTTTAGATGAGAGGCAAGAATAAACAAGTGGTTCTCACCGTAAGGAACTGTTAACAGCTTCTTCTTGTTTGTATCAAGGTTGAAGTACACGTCCCTTCCCTTATTTTTAAGCCTCAACACGTCCTGATCGAATAACTTTGCACAGGTATTCTGTAACTGTAGCATAGGATCGTTAAGCATCTCCATAAACTTCTGAGGGTAAGTTCTCGCGTAAACAAGCACGTCTCTCTTTAATTCAGCGGTAGACATCTTATCAATCTTACCTCCAATCACAACTCTAGCGACAGCCTCAAGCATATCGACCGATAGGTCCCTTGCTGCCAACTGAGCATCTAGCTCTGTAGTTAACTTGTCAAACTGTGCAGACGCATCCTTTTCAGTATTAACC